TTTTCTTCGTTAGATAATCCATCATAACCTCTAAAATTCATTGAATATGGTGAATTTCTACCATTTTTACATTCTTCTCCTTTTGACGGATTATTTTCAGATGTAAAACAATGACTTCTACCTTCTTTAATCAATTTCAATTGAGCATTTTTTCTATTTTCATGAGCAGTTTTTGAAATTAAATCTTCTTTTTTACAATTATACTTTTGACAATATTCTTCAATAGAACCATGTTTTAAATTAATATGTTTAATTATATCATTACTCATAAATCCACATTCTTTACAAGTAATTGCTCCTTCTACATCTTTATATTTTTGTATTGATTCATTTATTTTTTGACAATCTTTAGAACAATATTTTGTAGCATGTCTTTCTGCTTCAAATTCTTTTCCACAAACTTTACAAATTAATTTAAACATATTAAAAACTCCTATATTTTATATTATTATATAATATATTTATATAAAAGTCAATAATAAACTTGATTTTTTAATTGTCTTGATAAAAATAATTTTACTTTTTATTTTTTATCAAATTAAAAAAATCTTCTAATGTTAATTCTTTAATTTCATTGGTTTTTTTATTTTTTACCTTAATTTTTGTCGTTCCTAACCCACATTTACCATTTTGTCTTGACCACAAACTTATAACAGAAGTGTAATTATGAAGATTAAATAACATTTCTCTTTGATAATCAAATGGTTCATAATGTTGAATACCATTTCTATTTACATAACAACAATTTTCAGCAAAAAATAAAATACCATTAATCGGATCAAATACTTTTTTATAGATTTCTTTTTGTAAATCTGTTAAAGTATTAAATGGTCTTGATTTTTTAATAGGACCTGTTCCAACTGGTAATTTATATTTTACCATAATCATCTCCAAAAAAAGCTTATCAATAAAATTATTTAGTTCTAAAATAATCATAAAAAGCTTTTTAACAATGATAATAAATAAATAATTGTATATGATGATTTATGGGATAAGTAATGAAATATTCTACTTTACAAAATGATATTGTTAATATATTACATTCAGCAGATTATAATCTTTATTTAAAATTATATGACAAGGATGGTAATACAACAATTAATGTTGATGATACTAAATGGATTTATATTAACAATTATAATGTAATGATTTCATTAATGGATGAAGATAATCCTAACATTAGTTTTTGGAAAGGTACTAATTCATTTAATGATAATATGAAAAAAATTCTTCAAAGAATTAGAGAATTAGCAAATCTTAATGGTGTAAGTGTAGATGTTAAAGTTTATTCTAATTTAAATCAAAGAAAAATTTATAATCTTATTAAATATACTATTCAACAAATTAAAAAGGATGATGATAAAATGAATGAATCACATAATATTGATGAATCATTATTCATATTAGTAAATACAGCTCATAACACTAAAAAAGTTGCTGATATGTATCTATCAGAAGATTTACAAAATGTTAAATCCAAATCAATCTTAAAAGAAATGATTGAAGAAATTTTATCTTTAAAATCTTGTTCATCATTAAATAAAAATTGTTTGAATGGTTTATATACTATTAAATCATTAAATGAAACAAAAGATTATATTAAATCATTAGATGAAAAAACTGTTAAAACATTATCTGAAAATATTGATAATATTAATAACATTATTAAATATGTAAAGAACAAATATACAAATAATGTTGAAATTAATAAGAAAAAATCTAAAAGTTTATTTGTTTTAGAAAATGCTAAAGTATATATGGTTAAAGAAAATTCTACAAAAGATAATCTTATTAATGCTTATAACAAACTTATTTCATTATCTGATAAAGCATCTTCTGGAACAGATTTATTAAGAACAATAAAAAATAATCATCTTTGTGAAGAATATAATGTTAGCAAAAATGATTTACTTAACTTCTGGTTATATGAATCAAACGGAGAAACAATTCCAGAAAAAAGAATTTTTGTAATAGAAGATTCCAATGGTTTTAAATATTTCTTTAATGAAAATTTAAATTTTGGTATTAAAGCTTTAGCTAATTATATTAATAATGGTGGCTCTAAAAATGATTCTATATGTGAAAATATCATTAAAGAAACCATTAAATATAATGATATTAAAGATTTTATCAATAAGTATTATGATCATTATTCTTTAAGAAAATATATTACAAGCTTTAAAGATATGCTTTCTGAAACAATAGAAAAATTAACAAATGATTTTTCTGAAAGCTTATTTGAAAATATTGATGAAGATATTGATTATAGCAAATCTTATAATGAACTTGTTGAAAAAATTGGTTTTGAACATCCAGCATTAAAATATATTGCTATTAATGAAACTAAAAATTTATCTCAATATACATCTATGTTAATGGAACAAGCTGATGATGATGCAAATATTATCTTTGAAAATATTAAACCATATTCTAAAAATAATTCTGAATGTCAAAAAATTATTCAAGAAATGATTGAAAATAATGCTGATAAAATTAAAAACAAATCATCTGAAATTAATAGAAAAAATGGCAAAGAAATTGCTGAGAGATTATTTAATAAACTTAATGAATCTATGAATTCTTCTCCAATAACTTCAGCATTATTTAATATTGTTCATACTAAACGACCTTTAAATAATTCCAAAATTGAGTTTTTAAAGACCATAGAAAAGTATTTTAAATAAAATTGAGGGTAAAAACCCTCAATTATTTTTTGCCCTTAAAATTGCTGTTACAGAGCAATTATCATCTATATTTGTAAAGATTATTTTATCTTTAAATATTTGTATAAAAGTATTACCTGACATTTTTTCAAATGACTTATATATAGCATTAAAATAATCAAATGAAATAGGATTTGATAATTCAAAATCATTTAACGAAGTTTCACCTAATTTGACTTTAATAGTATCAACTGATTTTGATTCATCACCAATAACTACATACACTTCATTTTCTTCAATTTTTAATTTAAACTGTTTATCATCAAGAATTGAAACTGCTCTACTAATTTGCTTTACTGAATCTTTATCAATCTCAATATTAGATTTGTTTAATCTAGCTAATGTAAATTTCTTCTTCTTATACATAACATTATTTTCTTCTTGAGCTTTATAAAACTTATATGATTGAAGATAATGCTTAATTTTTACAACTGGTGATTTAAAATGAATAACGGATGGACAATCTTTGTTTATTTCATCATTATGTTCTGTATCAATTTTAATATCCATAGTATCAGAAAACATACCTAAAATAGAACTAATCTTACTCCAATTCCTAAAAGCAAAGATTGGTTCATCATAATATTCTGTGCATTGTGAATGAATATATACTGCTTCATCATTTGTTATTCCTGACATATTACAAGTAGGATTTTTTTCATCACTAAATACTGGAACAACTTCTAAATCTAATGATTTAAATAAATCATTGTTTTTTAAAATCATTTTTTTAATTATTTCATTACTTGCCATTATAAATTCCTCTTTCATCATTTATTATATATGATTTAAAAACATTTGTCAATCTAAAAATGTTATAAAATCATTAATATCATCATTTGTTCTCATAGCATCTGACAATCTTAATTTCCAATTAACTGCTTTAAAGATTGTATCTAATGTTGTATCAATAATTGAATCTTCCATATCTTGTTCTGAAAATGGTAAATCTTTAAACCATTGTGGAAGAATATTTAAATCTAAAGGATAAGCAATGCTTTTCATACCATAAGCATTATTAGGATTTAAAGAACATACAATAACCTTATCACCATCTAATACCTTTGGAGATATTTTATCATTATTAGCATCAATTAACTTATTCCAATTAATACTTGCCATAACCTGACCAACACTACATTTACCTGTTTTATTATATTCATCTGTATAAAATTTCAATTTATTACATGCTTTTGGTCGCCCTTTTTCCCAAGGTTCCAACTGACTCCATTTAGTTTTACCAAATTCTTTGAGAATTTCATAGAGTTTTTCTTTAGAACCATCAACAAGGATTGATTGTAGCATATCTTTTAAAAGCTTTCTAACAAGTTTAGGAGTATCTGAACGAGCAACTTGAATACCCATAATCTTCATTTTACCTGGTTTTCCATCAACATCTTGTCTATAACCATCTTTATCAATAACTAATAAAGCATATCTCTTTTTACCACAAATTAATCCACGAGATGCAACAACTTCTCTTTCAGAACCTTCACGAGCAGCACCTTCTGGCGTACAATGAAATGTTTTAATCATATATTCTGAAAATGAAGCATTAACTTCTTTACCAATTTTATCAGCATATGATATAACATTATCAATGCTGAAATCAAAATCTGGATGAATCCTTTTAAATGCTTCATTCATTGACATATAGCAAGAATCTGTATCACCAGTTACTATACAATTTCCACGATGGATATATTCACCTGCCATAACTTCATTGGTTTTAGAAGCAAGATGTTGCCATACTTTACGACCACTCATTGTAATTGAAGAACCAAATCTGAAATCAAAGAATGTACTTCCATTATTCAAAATAGCACCATAAGATGAGTTTAAACAAATTTTCTTCACATATTGTTCCAAATCCCAATAATTTACTTGCTCATTAAAATATTTTCTATGTTTTGAAATAATACGATTATCATCAGATAATTCCAAATCATTATCTAACATATATTGTTTTAATTCATCTATTTTATTTTCTTTAACATATAATTCAATTGAACTTAAATCAAATTCTATTGGAGTATCTGATTTATTTGGATTCACAAAACCTTTTAATAAATTTAAGATATTTTCATCTTTTATTTCAAATCCTGCTTCCAAATCTTCAAAATGTTGCATTTTCTTTTTGAACCCTTTTCTTTCAGAATACCATCTTTTAAACATTCTGGAAACAAGACCTTCTTTATCTGTTCTAAAAATAGTTCCAAATGCAGATATATTAAGATTACTATTTTCAGCAAATACCATATCATGTATTTGTTTAGCAGTCATTTCAATAGATGAACCACCTTCAATATCTAATATTAATTTCTCATCATTTTGTGCTAATATATCTTTAAATTCTATTGTCCCCCATTCATTTAACCAAGCATCACCCCACTTAGGAATTTTCTTTCCTTTATTTGAATATAAATCATTATCTTCAATTTTTTTCCAAAGATATGGAATAGTTTTTGTCAATCTTACTTGTCCAATAATCGTTTCCGTACTCATATTAAGAGCAATAGTTGTATTAGGATACAATGATGCCATATCATATGACATTATATAACTATGGAGTCCTGGAACAGGTTCTGGAACATATGCTCCTGGTGGCACTATTCCATCAAATTCTTTATTTTTACCTTCTAATCTATCTGGAACAATAATATTATTTTCATGAGATTCATTAATAATTGCTTGATCAACCCAAGCAACTGTACCTAATGTAGCATCATAAGTACAACAAATACTGTGGCATTGACGATTATGAATATCAATATATTTCAACTTATCTTCTAATCTTTTTACCAACATAGTATCTTGACGGTTATATAAAATAAAATCTTCATAACGATTTCTATACATATCCTCTAATGATTCATTATGTTGAACTTTATTCTCACCTAATTCTATTTCAGCAATTGAATCTAATTTATAAGATTCTTTTTTACCTCTTTCATGTTTCTTATATAATACAAGATAATCTACATTCCATTTTCCATATAATTCATATTCAATGTGTGATGAACCAAAGTCATCTCTTGCAGATTTTTCTTTAGGTTCTACATCCCATACATTTAATCTATTAGCAGATTTTTTACCTAAAACATTATTTAATCTTCTAACAATAAAAGGAATATCAAATCTACTACTATTGTATCCAATTAAACAATCTGAATCATTAAATAACACAATTAATGCTTCTAATAACCCTTTTTCATCATCAAACAAAAAAGTGTTTTCAAATTTTTTACACACTTCTAATGCTTGTTCTTTAGAAAGGGTTTCTGGTTTAAGCATTAATGTAAATAGTGTATCTTGCCAATTATTATAGATAGAAATAGCATTAATTGGACAACAAGCTTTTTCAATAAGTTGATCAACGGTTAAGTATTCATAACCTTTTCTATCAACTTCAATATCAAAAAATGATTTATGTAATTCTGGTGATTTAGCACCATTATAATACTTATACAAAACTTTATTTGCTAAATTAAAATTTAATTCATAAGTTTGGATATGATTTTCTTCATATTGTTGTTTTAAATTATATTGTTCAAAGGTATTTCTATAAGTAACTTTTCTTAATTTTTTACCATCAAGACCATTATAATAACCATTTTCATCAGTAAGATAATATTCAAGTATTAAAGGATATTCTGTTGTTAATCTTTGCCCTTTAATTCTTTCTGAAACCCATAATTTATTATTTTTTTTATCTAAATATGTTCCTACATACATATTACCAAGTTCCTCCTGATAATTCAACAGATTCCGGTTCATCATGTTCTTCTGACATTTTGTCATTATAAAATTCTATAAGCATTTCATGTATAACTAAACCTAAATCTTCCAATTCTTTAATTGGAATTCTTACTTCTTTAAGATTATTTCTTTTAGATTCTTTTACTCTATTAAAAAATTTCTTTAATGTTAATTCTCTTATATCACTCATGAAATACCTTTCCATTATTTAGTAAGAAAATAATAGCATATTTTATTTTAAAAGTCAATAAAAAATTTTTTTAAAACATCTTGATTTTTGTCAAAATAATAACTAAATATATATTGAAAGATGCCAGTAAGGGTCTTTCAAAAAAATTAACTTGCTTTTTAAGGAGATAATTATGGCAAAAAATTTATTAACCCTTAATAATAGGGATATTTTTCAACCTTTCACAAATGATTTTATTGGATTTGAAAAATTATTTAATCAAATGAATGATGTTTTTAATTCATCAACAAAAACAGACAATTTTCCACCTTATGACATTTATACAGAAAATGTAATTATTAATGAAGATGAGAAAAATTCTCATACTGATGTTCATACATTTATCAAATTTGCTTTAGCAGGTGTTGATAAAGAAGATGTGGAAGTTTCTTTTGAAGATGGTTTATTAATTGTTCAAACAAAAGAAATAGATTACCAAAAACAATGTGATAAAATGGCAGAAACTAATAAAAAATATCTTCGTAAAGGTATTGCTGATAGACGATTCTGTATTCAAAAAACTATTTCTGATGATTTAGAAATTGTTGGTGCTAAATGGGACAATGGTTGTCTAATCATTGAATTTAAAGAAAAACCAAAAGTTAAAAGAGAATCTAAATACATTGAAATACAATAAGATAAAAGAGGGTTATTTTTTAACCCTCTTTTTTAATTTAACTATTTTATCAGCAATCACATCAGCAATAACATTTAATATTAATGTAGTTATTAATTTAATTATTTCAATCATAAGTTTTTCCAAAATATTTTAATTTCATCAATTTACTCATTTCTTGTTGTCTTCTATATATTTCTCTATTTCTTTTAATTTTTTCAACAACAGACATATATTCTTCTGAACCATAATCAAAAGGTTCTTTAATATCCTCATATATATCATATGGTTTTACATCTTCATCATTTTCTTTTTCATCAATCATTTTTTACCTCAAAAACTTTATCTAAAATTTTACTTTTTCCAATATATTCATAATACCTATTAAATGTTTCATACCTAATATAAGAATCTTTTGATTGATTTATTCTTTCAGATGTAAAATATGTTTCACCAGTAATTGTATCCTTACAAATCATTTCTATTTCATTATTTCTTATATCAAAAATAACTCCTACCGTTGTTTCATTAATTTTCCATACATCTAAAAATTCTGGTATTTTAAACATTATTTTGTATCCTTCATCACAACCATTAAAACACTAATAAAAAAACCACCCAAAGCAACATAACTCATTATATTCATTATCATAATAATCTCCTATGAATAGTTATTTAAGCACTTAATTTATAAATGTTTAAATAACTATTCATTTCTTTCTTGAGATTGAATTTCTTACGATTATTTTGTTCTTTCTTTTTATTAGGAATAACTTTCATACGATATAAACCATTCAAATGTAATTCCATAGAAGGAATATCCACTCTTTTAATCTGTTTTATTTTTCTTTTTCTCATCTTTTTTCTCCAATTTTTTGATAAGATTATTTATCTGCTCTTTTAACTTATCATTTTCTTTCTTTAATTGTTCTATTTGTTCTTTCTCATTAACACAAGAACAATGTTTTGTTCCTCTACCTACGACATATCCAGTAAGAAATCCGGCATTCGCATTAAAAGAAATTGTCATCAAAATTGTTATAATTATTAATAATTTTTTCATTATTTTTCTCCTTTAAAAATATCAACAACTTCTTTGGTTACATCAACATCCCAATAACCTCTTGTCCAACCTTCTCCAGACAATTCTTTTAAATCTTCTACAAAAACTTTCATTTTATAAAATGAATCATCTTTAATGCAAATCATATTGATTTTATGATCCCAATAAAACGCATCAATAATTTTACAACCATGAATTTCTTTTCCAATAAGGATTCCTAAAGAATGTTTATAAATATCTTGACCATCTGTATGAACAGCAGTTTCTTTAGTTCCTGTATGAACACCCATTACTGGAACCCAAGCAAAAGATGTCGTTGAATAAAGAATCATCATTAATGTCAATAACCATTTTTTCATATTAGTTCCTTTCATTTGGTAATCTTACATTGTTTTCAAATCTTTTATGGTCGGCAACAATTCTTATAGAAAGTTTATTGTTAAATGTTGCTACAACTTTAGAAACCTCATCTTCATAAGAATCACAATATTCACATTTGGTAGCAAATTTCATTTTTTCAATTTTAACTATTTTACCAATTTCTTGCCACTTAGTCCAATTTGGTCCATAACCATTATTTTTCCATAATCTTAAAAACCAAATACCATCACTTCTTTTAGCAAGTTGATATTCATTAGTTCTTGAATAAACTTTAACAGCTTTTGACATAGACATTTCCTTTCAATCATTTATCTTATGGTTATAACATAAACCATTTAATAATGATTGTCAAGAACTTTTTTAAAAATTCGTAATAAAAACTTCTGTAGATTCTTCTGCTTTAGATTGCTTAGCAGCTTTATTTTTAAATGATTCTATTTTATGAACATTAAAGGATAATATTTTATCTATAAATGGGTTATTTACCCCCTTATGGGATAACATATTAGACATACCCCATTTTATTCCTCTTTTATCTAAATCTATAACATATTCATAAAGTTTTTCTTCTAACTCTTTATTCCAATAACAATTATATCCTGCTTCAGTAATCAAATATGGTGGATCAAGATAAACAAAAGAATTTTCTGGAATTTCAACATCATAATATTGTTTATTCTCAAACTTTATTGAATCAAATGATTTAATTCTTTCTGAATAATCCTTTAACTTTTGTACTGTATTATCATTAATACTTCTTTTACCAAATGTTTGATTAAAAAGAAATTTCTTATTAAATCTCATCATATTATTTGTACAAGAAGAACATAATGAGAAGAATTTAAAAGGATCAATAGCACCTTCTTGATTAAAGGTTTCTCTCATCCTTAAAAATTCTTCTTGATTATCTTTTGAAATAGTTACTTTATCTAAACATTCTAATATATCTTCTATATTATAATCTCTTAAAGCAATATAGAAATAAATTAATGGTTTAATAATATCATTTGCTATAACATTTTTGTATCCAGCATTGATAAAAACACTTCCACCACCGCAAAATAAATCAACTATTGTATCACAACCTTTTGGAAAATACTGGAATAATTCTTCTAACTCAAAGAATTTAGTTCCAGTATAATTAAAAGGTGATTTAAGAAAATCCATTACTCAATCCTCTACTAAAATTATTTTACCAGTAAAACCTTCCATTCTAGTAATATAACAATTATTTTTATCATCATAATTTACTGCATGATATTTTTTATCACTTGTCCATACAAATGGATAACAATTCATATTATGCTCTATATAATAGAAAAAATCCTGTAAAGGTTCTTTAATAATGATTTCTTTATTCATTTATATAATCCTTATAAATAGGATGCTTTTTACACCATTCTTTAACCCATTTTTTACCATACTCATACATTGCATCAGGTATTCTACCATTATGATTTCTCATATAATCTATATTAGCACAAATTAATAAAGCAATTTCATGAGCATCATCTTCTGTTGCACCTCTTGTGGTAATACAAGCAGTTCCTAATCTCAATCCAGAAGTTTCAGTTTTTGGTTTAGGATCATTTTGAACAGCATTTTTATTAGTAATAATTCCTTGCTTTTCAAGAACTGCTTCCAAATCCTTACCAGAAAAACATTCATCTTTTAAATCAAGTAATATCAAATGCACATCACTACCACCAGTAATCATCTTAACATTATATTCTTTAAATACTTCAACCATTGCTTGAATATTTTTAAGAACTTGTTCTTGATATGCTTTAAAAGATGGTTCTAATGCTTCACCAAATCCAATTGCTTTTCCAGCAATCATATTAACCAAAGGACCACCTTGAATTCCTGGAAATACTGCTTTATCAATCTTCTTACCTAATTCTTCATCGTTTGAAAGAATTAAACCACCACGACCTGAACGAAGTGTTTTTTGAACTGTTGATGTAACAACATCTGCATAAGGCAAAGGTGATGGATGCAAACCTGTAGAAACAAGTCCGGAAATATGTGACATGTCAACCATAATATAACATTTTTCATCATAATACTTATCTGGCAATCCATAAAATGAATCTTCATCATTAAAAGATGCTTGATTATAATAATCAGCAATACCTTGATTATATTCATCAACAAGTTTTCTAACTCTTTCAAAATCAATAATTCTAGGATATGCACTTCCACCAATAATTAATAATCTTGGATGTTCTGAATACAACTTATCCTTAATCTCATCATAATTCAAATAACCATTTTCATCAAGACCATATGAAATAGCATTATATAACTTACCACTTGAAGATACTTTACTTCCATGTGTTAAATGACCACCAGCATCTAACCCCATACCTAAAATAGTATCACCTGTTTTACATAATGCCAAATAAACTGCTTGATTTGCTTGACTACCAGAATTTGGTTGAACATTTGACCATTTACAATTAAATAATTTTCTTGCTCTTTCATTAGCAAGTTTTTCAATCTTATCAACAACTTCACAACCAGCATAATAACGATGCTCTGGATATCCTTCTGCATACTTATTAATTAAAACTGATCCACAAGCATCCATTACATATTCCGACATATAATTTTCAGAAGCAATAAGACAAATTTCATTTTCCTGTCTTTTTCTTTCTTCTTCAATTAAATCCATAATTTCCCAATAAAAATCACCCATTTATCCTTATCCTTTAAAAAATAATCTAAGCAAAATTTGCGGAGAAAAATTCTTTAATCTCCGCAAAAAATATTTTTATCTACATAATTCATCTTCAATGCAGTTATATGGAACTGTTTCATAAGATGTTTTTTCAAATGTTTTTGGTTCATATACTGTTGTATAAGTTGTATTTTTATACATAACACTAACTGGTGTTCTTACAGTATAACTTTGTGTACAAGTATCACAAACATTTACTGGTCTTTCTACTAAAACTTGTTGTGGCATAACTTCTTTAGAAGCACATCCAGATAATACTAACAAAACTAAAAATAAACTCAATTTCTTAATCATTATTATTTCCTTTTTAAAATTTGTGTTTTAATCAATGATTCAATACCAGCTCTTTTTCTTAATAATTCAAATTTATCCTTATCTTCAAATTCACCGAAATCTGAATCACCATTTTTTCCTAAATATGAATATTCAACTTCTTCTTTTTCAGATGGAAAAGCAACAATCAAACTACCATTTTCACCATACCATGTTAATGAAAAAGTTCCATCCATTTCTACAGATATTTCAGGTGATATTAATCCACCTGAAATATCATTTTGAAAATCAATCATCTTTTTTAAAGAATCAATATCCAAGTCTGAATTATACAGCATCTCCAGAATCCTTTACTTCAGGAAATGCTCTTTCAATTAAAGCATTTAAAAAATCATTACCTTTACTAACTTTTTCAGATGTCAAAGAAGATTTTCTATGACCTTTTGTATAATGATCATAACTACCATCATCTTTATAATTATAAGTTCTTCCATAAGCAACATGCTTTCTAACTAAATATTTCTTTTGTCTTTGTCTAATTCTTACTGTCATAATATTTTCTCCATTTTTCTTTTATGATAACATTATTTTTCTAAATTGTCAATATTTAATTGTTCTAAAAACATTTGTAATCGTTTATATTGTGATTCAAATAAATTCATTGAACCATCATCCTTCCAATATTCTTTAACCCATTTTTTTAATTTTCTAATCAAATCTTTATCAGATTTATTAACAAGTTTTCTAACATTAATAGAATTTAATTCATCTAAAAATTGCTGTGGATTTTCATAAAACTCTTTTACTGTTGTTCTCTCTTTCTCCATCAAATTACTCCCATCATTTGTAATAAAGAATTATATATTTTCTTCATTTCTCTCATTGTATGTTTTTTATCAAGGATATATTCATTATTTACATAATCAACTCTTTCCTCAATATCTTCATCATCTTTTCTTTTACCTTTTGGTCTTAATACATAAACACGATTATGTCCTAAATCATTAGTAATTCTAATGACTTTATAAACTCTATTAATATCTTTATCTTTAATGAATTGACCTTTTTTAAACATTATTCCTCATCACCATATTCATATTCACCATTATAATCATCATATACTTGCTTAACAGATTCTGGTGTCATCTTCTCTACATAAATCTTTTTTGCTAATTCTGGGTTATTTATAGCAGTTTGAACAGCATATTTTAAACACTTATCAAAGAAATCACACAATTCTAAATCATCTTCATGATCAGATAATTTATAAGTATATGTAATCATTTCATCAGATGCTTCATCAATTAGATTCAAACAATACTTATGAGACCATTCATGTGCTTCATTGCCATTTTTAAATTCTCTATCAAAAGCTTGATATAAAACTCTATCTTCAGAACCATCCAAATGCTTTGTATATTCATAAATTTTAACTAAAGCTCTTGTCATATTATTTTCCCTTCATTAAATTAGTTTATATAGTATATAACATAATAAAATTCATTTGTCAAGCATTATTTTTTAAAAAATCTGGAATTTCTCTCTTTGTCCACCTATAAAAATTTGGTTTAAGATTATATTTTTCTATCAATCGTTGTTGATTTATTTTTATATCATCAGAACTAACAACATATCCATGACCACAATGACTTCCACCTACTAAACAATATAAGTCATACCATGGATAATTAACAGTGAATCCACGATATTCCATTTCATCACAAATTTCTTCATATCTACACAAACACCACCAAGAATAATATTTTGCCCATTTCAAATGCCCTCTCCCTAATTTATAAAACTCAGGAGCATCTTTTGTACTTATATTTTGTTTTATAACTCTTGGTAATTCTCTATATTCTGCCAATAACCATTGGTCAGATAAATATTTCACATCTATTACATTAATTCTCGTCATAATGTAATAATACATTATTTTTATTTAATTGTCAAGTATTTTTATAATCTATCGTTAAACATTAAGAATGGAGTATCATCTTCAAATAATCCACCGCTTTCATTAACTTGTTGAATAGGGATTATTTCTCTATCTAAATCATATCTGTTTTTTAATTGTAAATACATTAAAATAACTATTAAAGCAGCACTTATTAAATCATCATGACCAGAACTTGCAGCATAATTAGTTGCTTTAATATCTTTTAATGAATAGTTTGATAACTGTATTAAAAACTCTCTTGAAAGAATTTCCAATTTATTCATTTCAAAGAGTATTTTAAATTGTGATGAAGCAGTATGTTTTGAAACCTTTGTTGTTGTAAATCCTATTCTTTTTGCTTCATCTTCACTTACTAATGTTCCCTTTCTAATAAAAATTCTTCCATTATTTCTTCTTTCAATTTCTCTTAAAGCACAAATAAAACCTTCTGCTGAACCATTATTTTCAACACTCCAATAAATCTCTGGATACTTATTACCTAAACTTAAAACTTTATCATATATCCAATCAATTAAATTCTTTAATTTAATTATTTGATCATTTTGATTTAAGGCATCACTTTTCCATTCAGCAACTTGTTTAAATCCTGGAAATTCAAATACCTCTATTGCTGAAAAGTCACCAGTAACACCCATTGAAGTATCTATTCCAATAAGATATTTTTTATATGGTTCTATATCTCTATAAAATCTAATATCATTATCCACAACAAATTTATATGTTGTATTTTCTAATTCAACAATTTTTTGTCTTAAAATCATTGTATCAATTAATGAATTAGATTTACCAACGAATTCACAATTATGAACTAAAATATCATTAGCAAAAAACTTATTTCCATCAACATCTAATATATCATATACATAATCTACAGAAGATGGTTTAATATCAATTATTTCCTTATATCCATTTTTTGTAAATACTTTATCCCCAATGCTTAAATCTCCAGCATTTTTACAAGTATTTTCATCAATAAAGATTTTATGGTCAATGGTACAAGAGAGTTTATTATCATCAAAAATTATTTCAATGATATTATCATTAGGGATTTTCCTTATTCCAGAAAACTCTTTAAAACCATTATTTGTTAAAATCTTATATTTCATAATGGTATTTACCTATAAAAATAGCAGAAAATTTATTATATAAATGATTTTTAATAAATACTTATATAAAACGTTTTATGGAGATTTTATAATGCAATATGTAGATACTTTAAGTAAATTTGGTACAAAGCTTGAAGGATATAATCAAAGAGTTAAATTTACACATTTGCCAACTCGTTATAGAGTAAGATTCTTTGGTATGTCTTGCCATCCTTATAATGGTAATAAAACAGGTAGTGCCAATATTACAATGGATATGACAGAATTTAATCCACCAAAAGGTTCATTTGAAAACCAAGTTATTGAAAATGTTAATGGTCCAATTAATTATCCTGGTAAGTGGACTTGGAGTGAAATTCAATTTAAAGTTTATAATTCTTATGATAATGTAAACTATTGGGAATTATTAACACAAATTCAAGCACAAAGAGATTTATCTGAACAAAATACCGGTACCGTTCCAGATAACTATAAATTTGTTTCATCATTTGAACATACTGATGGTCACCAAAATGCTACATCATACTGGATTTTAGAAGGTTGTTATTTAAGAGAAGCATCACCAGATCAAGGTGGTAAAAATGGTGATCATAGTGCCACAACAATCAATTGTGTTATGCAATTTGATAATGCTTCATTATATGATTATGATGGAACACTTATCACAGGTAATGGTTGTAGATCATCTTACTTAAAAGAAATCTTAGCAACCTAATATTATTATCATTTTTTGTTATCCTTTCATAATAAAAAAGAGGAGTTAAAACTCCTCTTTTTATTTAAAGATTATTTTTGAATTTTATACTTATCCATAATACCAGCAATTAGAGCACTAGGATCATTTGTTTTAACTTCTTCTGTATGTTCATTAATCAAATTATTAACTCTTACAGTAGATTCTTCAACAGTTTCTTGCTTAGGTGTTTCAACCTTAACTTCTTCAACTGCTTTTGGTTCTTCTACAACTTCTGATGTTGTCGTTGGTGATGATTCATAAGTATAAGCTGGTTTAATATCTGATACTTTACCATTAAGTTTAAACTTACCTTCACCATCAAATTGAACATTATTTGGCTTATAGAACTTACCCCAACGAGTAACATCATAAGGATCATCATTCATGATTGCTTCAAACATTTCAATCATAGCTTGTTCATGTTCAGCATCTGGTTTTTGATAAATGAATGTCAATAAAGCTGGTAATTCATTATTTTGAAGATAATTCAATTCTTCTTCTGATAAAGGAGTTTCTTTACGAGCATATTTAGAAGTAGTATAATCCTTAACTTCTTGTGTTTTACCATTTAATGAAGCATTTTTACCAGTTACATTAATGATAAAATCTAACCCATTTACTTTATCAGTTGGAGCATAAGCAATTTCTGTATCAGACATAAATGAAGAAATCAAATTAAACAAATCTTCTGTAACAATAAATCTATAAACTTTATTTCTTTCATATCCTTCAACATCAGATTCCAAGAAACCTCTCATAACATAGGTTTTTCTTCTCTTAAATTTACCATAAAGTTCTTTTCCTGCATCTGTTCCATCCCAGAAGTTACCAATTCTTTTTTGAATAACATCTTCGTCATTACCATAAAGATATTCATTTGGTAAATTTGACCATAAAACTTCATCAAACTTTTTATTAAAAGCTGGAATATCAACATAAGTTGCTTGATTTAATACTGCACCAGAAGTATCTTTAACACTATTAAATTTCAAATTTCTAGTTCTTCTTTCTCTCCAAAATACAGGATTTTCATCAGAATCTTCAATAAAACGAACTCTGACAGAATCACCTACTTTTAAATTACGGAAATCAAATACTTGTGATGTAAAATTGTTTGAATTATTTTTAATTTTTGCTGTTTCAGCTGCATATTTTGCTCTAAGAGCATTTAAATCTAACATATTATTTTCTCCTATAAAGTTTTTCACATAAAGTTTTTCACATAAAGTTTTTTAATATAAATTATATTAGTATAATTTTCATTATACTATTTTATTTATCCATTTATTGAAATGGATCTGATTTTTTGATTCTTATTCTTTCACGAGCAATAGCTTCTTTAAGTTTGCGTTTTCTCTTTTCAGAATTAGATTCAAAATATCTTTTCATTTTCAGCTCTTTCATCATTTGCTGTGTTTCATGCTTTAATGTTCTTAGAGCTGCATTAATATCATTATCATAAACATAGATAACATTTTTTCGTTTTGGATTATATGTTTTCATTATTCCTCACTTTGTTTAAATTATCAAAGATAAACTATTTCATCTTTGAATATATAATAACATATTTATTTTCATTTGTCAATATATTTATACAAAAAAATAGTCAGACATGTCTGACTATTTTTAAAATGTTAACAATATTTAATCAGAAAATTGTGTATATTCTAATAATTCTTCAACAGTAACAGATGGAGAAGAAGCTTCAACTTCAACTTCACCCATAGTTCTTCCATGTGGCATTGTTGATTCATGTTCTTCAGAAATTGTTGAAGGATCAAAATATGTTAAAATTACTGCATAATCTTTATTTAATGTATCTTCAATAATTTTTTGAATAGCATCTTTTCCTTCAAATACATTATCATCTTCTTTAATATATAAACCATCTGGTTGAGTATATGTTAAAACAAATTCAACAGAATTTGGTACAGTTATTGATGTTGCTTCTGATTTAATATTTGATAATGTTTCTAAACCTTTATTAAGATTCATTGATATAAGCATCCATCTATAATATGCTTTTGCTTTATCTTTAAATTGTTCTAAAGTTCCACTTGTTTCTTCTGAATTAAAATCATCATATTGATTAAATTCTTTTGGATCAATTTTACCATTAGAAACTGTTACTTTAAATAATTTTGTACCTTTAATCATAATTTTCTCCAATCATTTATAATATTATTTATTAAAGTGAACTTAAATCTTTTAATATAACACCATTTACATATTCAGATGTTGAATAACCAGCATTCATAAATGAATCATATGTTAAAGATGATTCACCAGGTTGTTTAGTGGTTGAAATATTTTCAGCAGGAGTATATGTTATAGAAAAATCCTCACCTGTTGACCAATCAGTTATCCTCCATGATTCACCATTAAAATAAACATATTTTGATGCCCATTCAAAATTTTCTGTATATACCAAATCCGTAGCATCATTTGTTGAATAAATATCAGGAACAATATAATATTTAATATTATTTTCATCAATCCAACAATACCAATATGTATGTGTAATTGTTGATGTCGCATTAAATGGGATATAAACATTAATATTATTACCATATACTGATCCATTTGCATCATAAATTTTTTCAGAATGGATTATAATATCAGATGAAATATTATTACATAATTCAAAACAATAACCTATATTTTCAACATTTAACGGAATTTCTGAAACTGTAGTTAAATTAACACAATTCCAATATGCACCAGATATATCTACTAAATTTGTAGCATTAATCATATTAGGTGTTGATGATATATTCCAACAATTTGAAAAGCATCTTTGCATATTAATTGTTGTATATGGAACTTCTGAAAATATATTTGTTAATGAATAACAATCATAAAATGTTCTCCATAATAAAGTAACGAATGAAGATACTGATGTAGCATTTTCTAAATTATTACAACCAAAAAATGTATCTGACATTGATATTACACTATTAGGAATTACTGGTGCATTAACTAAACTAGTACAATTAATAAACATTTGTTCCATATCTGTAATACTATTAGGTATGGTTGTTAAATTAACTAAATTAGAACAATTATAAAACATAACCGTTACATTTGTAATATTACTTGGAAGATTAGGCATATTTGTTAAATTAGAACAATTATTAAAAGCACCAGGAGCATCAGTAAGATATATAAGAGAACTTAAATCTGGAGCTGATATTAAATTAGAACAATTAGAAAAAACACCTTCACCCCAATAACCACCTGCTTTCATTTCCATAGAAGTTATATTTTCATTAAGATTTGATATACTTATAATATTTTGATTATCACAAAATGAACCACTCATTATATCATTTCTTCCATCAGTTGTTATTACAGGACAATAATTCATATCTAAATGTTGAATATTTCTTGTACTTAAATTTTGTAATAATGAATCACTTACTCTTATTGAATTAACTTTTACCATCTCTCATCCTTATTAAATATTTGGTAAAACCAATGTTGATACATCTGGTCCTATATAATCTGTTAATATAGCATTATTATCCCCATCTAATGTATATAAATAATTACTTAAATCAACTTCATTTGTTCTTAATGTAACATTAATTGATACATCTTGATCACTAATTGTTATACTACCACTTACTGTTGAATAATCTTCTTTTGAAACAGTATAACCAACAACCATTGATGATTCAGTATATATTTCTTTAGATTCATATGATGTTGAAGAAACTGTTGTTGCATTTTCTGAATAACCATTATAATTAAATTCTACTGTACAATTTTCTACATTAGTATTAATTGTAATATTATGACCATTAATTTGTGTTAAATCTTTTGTAATCGTTAATGTATCACCAACTTGCATATTAGTAATATTACCATCATAAATTGGATAATTTTGATTTATAATTGTATATTTGTGATCACCAGTTCCGGTTTCTATTGTTGTTGAAGTTAATAATCTTCTATCAAAATATATATTAGTATTTTCAGATGGTGTTACATTAAATGTTACTTCACATGCAGCTAAATCAAAATATATGGTTGCATTATTTGCTCCCCATTTATCATTATATCCAACTATATTAGGAATTACATTAGACATATCTGCTCTAAAATGTATTTCAGTTAAGTTGTCACAATAACTAAAAATATAATTCCATTCTTGATCACCAAACACATTATCATTTATATCTATCGTTGTCAAACTTGGGAAATCTATTCTCTCTAAAGATGAACATCCCGAAAATGCTGATGTCATAGCATTAAATCCATCAATTGTTGTTAAACTTGAAAAATCAACCTCAACCAAATTTCCATTATATGAAAATGTATTATTAAAACAATTTTCACCAATAATTGTTTCTAATTTCGGAAAAGATGCACTTCTTAATTGTCCACTACTAAAAGTATTTTGAAATGCATTGTTACCTGATACAATAACTAATTCTGGAAATATAACATTATATAAATTATATGTTTGTTGAAAAGTACTTTGAAATATTCCAGCACCAGTTACTGATGTTAATACTGGAAAAGATACAGATGATAATAAACATTGATTAAATGTATAATGTAACGCACTAGTTCCAGATATAGAAACTAATTGAGGAAAACTAACCGTTGAAAGATTTTTTCCATTAAAAGCATATTTTAAAGCATTATCACCTAAATCTGTAACACCATTAAATACTATATTAGAAGTTTCCATTACAGGAGCATTTAAAGTACCATTAGATACATCACCTATAAATGAATCTATACTTAAACCATATTTTTGAACAGGACTTCCTCCACCACTTCCTGGTATAGTAGGAGTAATCAATTGATCACCAACATATAATGTCATTATTATTCCTCATAATATATTATTAACATATATATATTTATTGATTTATATGTATTTTTTATAAAAAAATGACCTCTAAAAAGAGGTCATTTTTTAATTGATATCTAAAATTAATTAGACCATTCTCTGAATACAACACCAGACAAATTAGCAATTGAATTGTAAACTGCTGAAGCTGTTGGATAAGTTGTATTTGTAGATGCATTAGAAACAACATCAACCATATTTGTTACTGTTTGCATATTAGCAATAGCACCTGCAACAGCAGTACCTGATTGAGCGTTTGTAGAACTTGCATTATAAACTTGATCTACTGTAGCTGCTGCTGGAACATTTGTTAAATCAGCAAAGTCACCAGAGAAAGCAACATTAGAAAATGTAGGTTTATTTAACAAGTCATCATATTCACCTGTTGAACCAACTGTACTAATTGTAGGTGTATTTAATAAATCACCATATTCGCCACTCAAAGCAACATTTGCCAAATTAGCTGTTGTTGTATAGTTAGCAATTAAACCTTCAATAGCAACACCTGATTGAGCATTAGCTGATGAACCATTGAATGTTTGGTCAATAGTTGGTTTATTTAACAAGTCAGCATATTCACCACTTGTAGCAACAGCAGACAAACCAATAACAGTGTTATCATCAAGATTAATTGTTTTATTTGTTATTGTTTGAGCTGTATTAAGTGTTACATAATTAGAAAGATCAACAGTTCCTGCTAATCTATCCCATTCTGTACCAGTCCAAGCATAGTTATGACCATCTGATTCTACATTCCATACATCACCAACTTCTTGTCCAGATGAAGGTAAGTCAGCATAAGTAGCAACTGAACCTTTGTATTTATAAACAGTAGAAATAGCATTTGAAATAGCACTATTAACTTCACTAGAAGTCATATAATTAGCTATCAAACCTGCAACAGCAGTACCTGATTGAGCATTTGTTGATGAACCATTATAAACTTGATCTACTGTAGCTGCTGCTGGAACATTTGTTAAATCAGCAAAGTCACCAGAGAAAGCAACATTAGAAAATGCATCAGTTGTTGAATAGTTAGCAATCAAACCAGCAATAGCAGTACCTGATTGAGCATTTGTTGATGAACCATTATATGTTTGATCAATAGTAGGTTTATTCAACAAATCACTATATTCGCCTGTGCCAGCAACTGTTGATAATGTAGGTTTGTTTAACAAATCACTATATTCGCCACTCAAAGCAACATTAGCTAAGTTAGCTGTTGTAGTATAGTTAGCAAGTGCATTAGTAAACGTTTCCATATCTACATATGTATCGTCATCAGTAACGGCATATAATTCTGTTTCAGAAATTGTACCTGCAGCAACAGCAGCATCATATTGTGCTTTTGTCAACTTGTTAATAATCAATTCTGATATTCTTGTATCTGTAGTCATTTAAAAAACTCCTATATAAATCATTTTAATTTTTATAACTATAGTTATTAAGTATAAATGATTTTCTCTAGAAATAATATTATATGCACTTTGATTCAAATAGATTTCAATAATACACTTCTATATGAAAATCTTTATACATATATTTATAAATTTTGTTTAAAAAATATTATTAATTTGTTCCTGAATTAATTTCATGAAGTAAAGCTTCAATATTACCAACAATATTGTAAACAGCAGAAGCAGTTGGATAAGTTGTATTTGTTGATACATTAGAAATTGTATCAACCATATTTGATGTTACTTGCATATTTGTAATTGCATTTGCTACTGCAATTCCTGATTGAGCATTTGTAGAACTAGCATTATATGTTTGATCAACTGTAGGTAGTGTAGGAGCATTTAACAAATCAGAATATTCACCACTTAAAGCAACATTAGCTAAGTTACTCATTGTAGGATATTCTTCATCTGTCACCATATATAATTCATTAGGACTTATTGCCCCAGCATTAACAGCAGCATCATATTCACTTTTAGTTAAATAATTTATTATTAAATTTGGAATATGTGTATCTATATTTGACATTTAAAAGCTCCTAAATATTCATAATATTATTTATTTATTATTACCATGATCTTATTATTGCAGCAGGTGGTAATTCATCCCAATAAGCATCTTCTCCATTTGTATATAATACTTCACCTTCATGACCTTCTTGAGGTGGTAATGTTTCACCACTTGAAACTGATGCCCAAGAAGCATTAGTTCCATCAGTTGTTAAGAATTTACCAGATTGACCTTCTTGATTTGGTAATCCATCAATATCTATATTACCACTACCTAATATATTATTTCCATTAATTGTCTTAATATTATTTCCAGAAACTAATTTTTCTTGTAAATCTTTAGTAATATATTCCCAATGATCATTTTTATCTAAAGTTATTATTTTACTTATATCACCATAACTTGAAGAAAATGTATGTGGTTTATTTTCTAATTTATCTCCAATAGTTGTTAATTGATAAATTATTCCAGAATATTTTTTCAAAACAACTTTATCATTATTATAAGCTTCTGAAACCTCATCAAATGTAACATTGTTTGCCCAAAATACTTCTTCTGGAATATTTTGCCATAAAGCATTAACACCATTTGTTGTTAAAAATTCTCCAGAATGACCTGTTTGAGAAGGCAGACCACCAGCATGAGCTATTAACTCATCAACTTCTTCTTTTGTATAATAATCTGATAAATCAATTGTTTCAGAAAGTTTATCCCAACCATTTTCTGTCCAACAATAATTTGCTCCAGTATCTAATACATTCCAAACATCACCAATTTCTCTATTTTCTGTTGGTAAATCATTATATGTTGGAACAGTTCCTTTAACTCTAAATACACCATCTGTAATCTCTTTGCGAGAAAACATATATGACCAACCTTCATCTGGTAAATCTATATAATTCCAAGTATTATTTTCCCATTTATAATAAGAAGTTTCATTATCATGAGTTTCATCAGCATCAACTTTAACATATGTATAATGTTGTGGATATACTATATAAGGAACATTAACATTTACAGAATCACCTATATATCTACTTAATGATATTACATTTGTTGATTCATTAATTGAAAATTGATAATTAGGAACATCCAAACTTGTTGGTATATTTAACAAATCAGCATATGTTGCAACTTCATAATCATATGGATGATAATGACCTTCTGTATATTCATAAAATGATAAAAGATTATTATGTGTTTCATCATTTGCAACTATAATAATACTATTATTTACTGGTTGTTCATATACTTCTAAATCAGCATATGTAGGAACAGTATCAGCTATATAACGAGATATTTTTGTTCCCTCATTTCCATATCCTAATATAATATCAACATCAACATCATTAATTGTATCTGGTTTTCTAACTTCTCTATTAATAAAAATAAAATCACCAGGTTTGAATATTCTTTCATTTATTATTGTTGTTCCAACAATTTTAAATACAGAACCTTTTAATACTGGTAATTGAATAGATGAAAAATCTGTTTGTCCAGAACAATCCCATTCATCAAGATATCTAATTTCTTTATCTTCATTGCTTTTTATTTCATCTATTCTTCTATTAATATCATCTAAATCTTCTCTAATTAATGAAGGAGCAACATAATTTGTATCATTATGTGGTTGATTCCAACTAGTTATACCATTATTAATAAATGCTTGTACAGAATCTTCATTTGTTTCATCTTCAACAGCAACTGCAATTGTTTTAGGATCAATTGGTATAAATGTTTCACCATCATTGCCTAAAATATATAATTCTGTAATTGGATTATCACTCATTTATTCTTACCTTAACATCATATATAATTATTTATTAACATTAGTTTTTTAACTTAAAATAATATTTTTATTAAATTTTTAAATTATTTTAATAAATACTTATGAAAACATATATTGAAGGTTTAATAATGGCTTACTCTGGTTTTATAGCAAATCCTGAATATACCAGAAGAACACAGGATGAATCAATAACTGGTAGCTGGACTTTTGAAGGTGAAGTTACAGCAAAAAGAGTTATTAGAGGTTTAGGATTAGCTACATATTACGGTGACTTAGCTGAATATTATGATTATGATATATCAGAAGTAATTCCTCAAGGAACTATTGTTAAGTTTGGTGGTTCAGAAGAAGTTACAAAAACAGGACCTAATGACAGAGAATATTTTGGTATAGTATCTACAAATCCAGGTGTTGAATTAAATAAAAATGATGATAATGAATCTTATAAACATTTACCAATAGCATTATGTGGTAAAGTTCCTTGCAGAACAAGAGGTAAAGTAAAGAAATTTGATAAATTAACAACATCAAAAATTCCTGGAGTAGCCAAAAAGAAATCATTATTAGATACAATTTTATTTAAACCTACTATTGGTGTTGCATTAGAAGATAAATCTGATGATTCAGAAAAATTAATCACTATTTTTGTTAAAACTTCTTTTTAATAAATCTACCTCATAAATATCATTATAATTGAGGTAATAGTATGAGATCATTAACAATAATTTCTACATCATTTTGCAAATACAAATGTGCTTTTTGTTATAATAAAAATAATGATAAAGAGCCTACTTATTTAGATGATAAAAAAATCAAAAAATTTTTAGAAAAAAATGGTCATTTATTTGATAGAATTATTATATCAGGTGGTGAACCAATGGATTATCCAAAAGTTTATTTTGATAGAATTATTGATTATAGTAAATTAGTTACTGATGATGTTGTTGTTCATTGTTTTCCTGCTGAATTAAATAATTATAGAATGGATGTGGATTATATATTATCATATGATTTTGTTTCTAGACCATATGCTTATAATGCTTGGCAAAATATGATGAAATTTCCAAAAAAATTTGATGTTATCATGACACTAACACCACAAATATTTGCTTTACATCCAAATAATATTTTTAGAAAACTTTTATTATTACCAAATATCAGATCTATTGAATTAAAACCTTTTATTAAAATTAACCATCTTTCTTGGAAAGCTTCTCAAGAAAATTGTAATAAATATATGAAAGTTTTTAACTCATCTCGTTTAAACTTACCATTTATTAATATTAATAGGGAGAAAATTAATAAAATCAATGGATATGATTATAAGTTGCCTTATGAAGATTATGATAATTATTGCTTATTACCTGATGGCTCATTTGCTATTGAATCATCTAATGAAATAACAAATTCATTTGAATATAAAATTATTAACATAAATGATATTGATAAATTTAAATCAAATATTGTATATACTTGTGATTTATATTCAGATGAAATAATAAACAATGGTAAAATAAATGTCTAAAATAGTTACAGCTCCTTTAAACATAAATGATATGGATAAAGATTTAGAATCAAAAAGTGTTTATATTTTTGATTATACTAAATCGTCTTTAAAGGGAATGAATTTTTATGAATATATTTGTAATACAGGTATTATTGCAGATATTTATTTTGATGAAAATGTTTCATATAATGATAAAAAAATGTTATTAGAACGATATATGAATGACAATCGTTTTTTACATTTTTTATCATTTAATATAACAATTTTTAATATAATTAATCTTTATAGAAATGTTGATAAAAGAAATAACCTATCATTCTTTTCTAAAGATGAAGAAAAACAATTTTTAGAAGAACATCTTGATTTAATTTCTAAATGGAAAGCATTTTATGACTCATTATTCTTTTATATATTATTTTTAGCAACCTTACCAGAAAATTACTCAAACAAAATTGAACAAATTAAAAAGAGATTTGAAGGTTGTAAGGTAAATAATACTATGGAATTATCTGTTAATATAGTTTCCTTATTAATAGATGACTATTATTATGAATATTATGATGATGGTATTAATGAATTATTAGTGAATTATTATCCATATTATTTTGAAAATTATTTATATGATGAAAAAAATATAATCCCATATTTAATGAATCCAAATAATTATTATTTGAAGATTATTAACGATATTGTTCATAAAAAAGAATTTAAAGATTTTTTAGAAACCAAAATAATCAGTTAATTGTCTAATTCTTGGTGAAGCTAATTTACTAATATCATCAATAGATACTGCTCTACCAATATTTCCAACCCCATCTGGTATCCAATAATATTTTGTTTTATTTGTACTATTTAAATATTGAATAGCACTTCTTTCAGCTTGTTGTAATTGTAATTTATTTTGTGCATTTTGAATTTTTTGATTAGTTTCATTTTTGTTTATGATATTATTATTCCAATATGTATATGTTCCATATAATGTAATATCAGATTGTTCTCCAGTTGCACCTCTACCTTCAAACCATCTCATTCCTAAATAATGTGCTAAATCAGCACCACCAATTCTAGCAATTTGTTCGCCAATTACATTTATACTTTCTTTACTAGTACCATCAATATTTTTCTTATCTAATATATTAGTAATTCCTTCAACATCAAATGTTACTGAAATTTCATTATAAGCAAAATCTCCAAGCTTATTGGATCCAAAATTAATTTGATTTAACACTGGGTTTTCAACCTTATAAACCATTAATCTATCTAAAAACATTTCATAAATTGTTATTGATGTGAACATTTTCTCATTAGAATTAATATTTAAACCCCAATCTGAATCTTCATATTTATAATCACTATAAGAATCATATTTTTCATCATTAGTAACAATATCATTATTATTATGTCTTAAATATTGAAAAAATGCTTGTTGTATAGGATTATCTTTAACATCTATAAAATTGATTTTTAATTGACCATATTTAATATCTTCATATACATATTTTATTCTATTATATTGATTCATTTTTTTAGTTGTATATGTAATTGTAGGTTTATCAATACTTAAAACATAATTAGACAACTCTTTTGATAAATTGCTATCAATTATCATATTATTATTTTCAAAACTAACATAAAATAATGTTTTAGGTCTTGGATATTTAGAAGATGTTGTTTTTCCTAATGTTTTAAATCTTTTTTGACCATCACTTATTCTATGTTCAGTTTCACTTGAAACTAAATTATCCGGACTCAATTGTATGTCTGTACTAGTTGTCATAACGATATTTTCCAATATATTATTATAAATATATTTATCATAAGAATTAAGGTTTAAAAATGGCAAAGAAAAAATCATTAGATGAAGAATTTGGGACATTATCAGTAGAAGAAATTGAAACATCCGATTCTTTACAAAAAGCTCTTGCTCTAATCAATCAAGAAGGTGTTGTTTCAGATGTTCCTGAACCTGAATTTAAAAAATTTATTGTTGAAAAAAAGAATGAAGCTAAAGATTTAGCTAAATTAACTGATGAAGAAAAATCTGAAAAAGATTTAGATGAAATTGCTAATCAAGCAGACCAAGCATTTTATGATTTAATGGATATTGCTATTAATACAACTGGTAAAGCATGTGGTGATATTGCATCTGCTGCTAATAATTTTCTTAAAATTAAACTTGATACTAAACTTGCCAAAATGGAACAAAAATATAAAAAGATGAATCAAGAAATACAACTTAAAAAAATTGAGATGACTTCTTTAAAATCATCTCAAAAAGAGGAAATATCTGAATACGATCCTTCAGATGATATAATTGAAATTAATCCTGATTAGAATCATCATAATCTAAAGTGATTTCTTCATCATTTAATCCTAATTCTTCTGCTCTTAATTTCATTTCAAAATCTACTTGCTCATTATATGTAGCATTATATCCAGCTTGTTGCATTAATTTTGATTTAATCTTTCTTTGATTCTTTTCTGTATTAAGAATATAAGTAAATCTGTTAGAAGCAATTTGAGTTAAATAAGCAAAAACATTATTTCCTTTAACTTCCTCAAATTTTAATGCTGTGTCATATAATTGTAACATAGCAGCTGATTCCATATCATCTCTAAATGTATATGATGCCCAGTTTCCTGATTTAGCATATTTACTAACTAACATCATAATCATTACTACTAAACCTTCTGATAAAGAACCTTTTGTTAAATCAAAATGTCCTGTTTCAATAGTATCACCAGACCAATGACTTCTTAAAATTTCTTTTCCATATTCCATTAAATTTTTAGAAAATTGTTTTGAAATTTCTCTAATATTATTCTTAATTTCAAGAATTTTTTCTTCATTTTCTTTAATTTTAACTTTATATGGTTCTTGTTTAGCTTTATTTAATTTATTAACACGAACACTTCTTTTATATTCATTAATTTTAGCTTTTCTAGATTCAATTTCATTAGTTAATTCTTTAATAGTATCTTCATTTGAAGCATTATTTTCTAAGCATTTCATTACATCTTCTTTAGAAAAAATATAATGTTTAAATGGGAACATTTTTAAATCTTGTAAATTTAATTTACCTTTTGAATCATATTTTTTATATTCATCTAAAATATGTTCATCTGTCATAACTCTTATAATAACAGAATCTCCTGAATTTCTTTTTCCAAAATATGCTTTTAATGCATTAGGTGTAATTAATGAATAATCTTCAACAATTAAATCAAAATGCCCATCATAATTTTCTTTATCATAACAACAATATGATAATTTTGATTTTTGCATTTCCCTATACATATCAGCATTTTTTAAAAAATATCTTGTTTCATCACGCATGATAAATCCTTATTAATCATTTATTTATATTAAGTATAACACAAAAACATTTTTTTGTCAAATTATTTTTAATAATGCTATTTATAATAAAAAATGCCTATAAAGGCATTTTAAATAAATTATATTAATTATCTTTTAAAAAGTTATTGCCCAAATAATACCGGGAGTTTCATCTTTTCCATCAGCAAAATCTTTCCAAGAAACACCATCAGAATATTGAAGTGTTCCCTTACTTTTATTATATCTGATTGCACCATTATAAGATTCTTCTATATCACCTGATTGAAGATTACCTAATTCACTTAAATAATCTCCTTCACCTAATTTAATAGCACCATGTTCCATAATTTTTAATAATGTATCATTATCAGTAGTAATAGAACCTTCATTATGATTTATATTAATAGCACCCATATTATTTCACCTTTAATAAATCTACTTTTGAAACCCAATTAATAGAATTTGTTTCATTTGATGGATTACCATAAACAATAGCAACCAATTTATTATTTTTAATTTTTACAGAAACATCCCAATCATTAGCATTTGTTCCAATTAATTCATAATCTGGTTCACCAACTATTTCATAATGTATATCAGAAGCACTTTTTTGATAACAATTAAGTAGTAATTGTATTTTCCAACCTGCTGAATAAGGAGCATTTGAAAAATATCCTGTTGAAACTTCTTTTCCTAATACTTGTAATGTTATTAAATAACTTCCTTTTGTATCAAATGATCCATCTTGAAAATCAATAATTTCTATTTCTGAACCATCAGCTTCTTTTACAAATGAATTTGTATAATTATAATCATTAGGACCAACTGTCATCCATTTACCTAATTCAGCATCATACATTTTAAAAGCTTTATTTTCAGTATCATACCACATATCACCAGTTATAAATGTCATTGTTGAAGAAATAACTTCTTCTTCTTTACCAACAATAACTAATGGCATTTTTTTCCATCTTAAATCTTCACTTTCTGCTGTATTAGAAACACATAAATATAAACTTCCATCTGTATTAGAACTTAATTTATAAAATAATTGTCCTTTTAACGGATTTTCTGGAAATGTATAATTGGCAAAATTTTCAACTAAATGAACAAAATTATTAGATTGTGTTTCACCATAATTAGGTGTTAAATATCCAATTAATCCAATACCAGAAACTGTTTCTGTATCAATAATTTCTGATTCTAATTCAATTAATTTACTATTATCTGTATGTCTAATTGTATAAGTCATTTATATTTCCTTTAACCATATTTATTGTGATATTCTAATATTGTAATCAGTTATTTTAGATATAATCTGTATATCATCTATTGATGCTGATGATAATAAAATTTCATCTGGTTCACAATGTATTTCAAACAAATTACCAAATTTTTCATCATTATAAGTTGGAACTAATAATGGTGTATTAATATTATTACCTAATTTTTTATGAATATATGATGATAATTGTGTGAAATAAAATGTTTCACCTGGTTCCATATTTGAAAAATATTCATCAATTGCTTTAACAACTTGTTGTTTTATTTCATTATCACTTAAAGTTGTATTATCATTCTTAATAATTTTAAATATTCCTTTAACTTCTTCAGAAGCTTGATTACCAAATAATAATTTATAAGAAATCGGATGCCAAATCATTGTATCACTCATCATTTTATAATTAGATAATACCATAAATTGACTTCTTAATTCATATTCTGATGGTAATTTAGGGAATACATCTTTTTTACCATTATTAATCCAAGTTTGAACATTATTCCAATATTCTTTTGTTAAAACATACATATCAATAATATTTGTTGTAGATGGATCTATCAAATATTTCATTGTTGAGAAATGTTTCCACAAATATATTATATCTTTAACACCAGATTTAATTACATAATTATTTTTATCTACAATATCCATTTTATTATCTGTTGATGACCAATATACTAATGTTTTGTCATTAGTATAAATTCTATATTTTTCATCACCAGAACTATTTTCACAAACATATGTTTGTGTTTCAGGGTCATACTCACCTAAATTACCTGAAGTAACACTTTCAGTTCTAATATCATATTTCTTTTCTTCTGTATCTTGAGGTATTATTGTATTACCTTCTGAATCAATTATATATTCAACAATATGACCAACATCTATAACATCATAATTATATATATTTCCTGATTCTGCAATCAATACTGGGTTATCATCAGTTGCGTATAAAGTGTGTCCATCACTTAATGTAATATCATCAACAGCATATATTTTAATTATTGAACCATCTTGTCTATATGGAATTTTTATTCCAGCAGGATATACTGTACAAGGAACATTTAAATAATAATTATTAGAAACATTTGTTGCTGAATAATTCTTATATTCTCCTTCCTTTATTATAGACCACATTGTAGGTATTTCAATAACATCTTTATACAAAACTGAATCTTCTCCAGAAACATCTTTACCAAAGAATAATTTTTGTGAAGCTTGACTTGCAATTTCTCTAAATTGAATAGGATTATCTATTGTTGAATCTTTATCTTCATCATATCCATATATTTTAAATCTATTTGGATCTATATAACCATCTGTGTACATTATTACATTACATGGCTTCCAATAATAATCTTTTTCTAAATCTAAATCATCATTACTTTGATTTTTTAATACTTTAATGTAATCTTCTGTATAAAATGTTCCATTATTATTTTTTATAGAAGTATTAAAGAAAAATGACATATCATTTGCTGAACCAAAAATATAATCTAAATAACGACTATCAAAAGACCAAGTATTAGCAGCTTTATAATTTATTCTTAATATCCAATCAGTACAACCATTATCTTCATCACTTGTTATGTCTTGTATTTCAAAATTATCATTTGATAAACTATTATAAGGCATAATTTCTAATTCATTAGTATTAATATTATATCTCAATCCAAATGATGTATTATTAAAAAACAAATTATATATTTCTCGTCTATTTTCTGTACTAAATGTTATATTAAATGGTTCATAAAAAGAATCTATTTCCCAAACAGAATTTAAATCTAATGAATCATTAATAATAATTTCTTGTGTATGATCATCATCACCATCAAATAATGTGTTTTCTTTAATTGAATTTATTGTTATCCAAGATTCATTAATAATTTCATCAAATTCATTTTTTACAACCATTCTAATTAAAGAACCTACTTTTAATGTGTTAACAACATCTTCATAAGGTATTGATGTAAATTCTTCATCATCTGAACTTATAGCAAAATAACCAACTGATGAATTATTACCATAATTATAAATTTCTCTCCATTTATATTTCATACCTCTATAAATTGCTTCTTTAGTAGGGAAGTTTTCATAATAGAAATTTGATAAACTTATTTTTCTTAATTCTTTATTTAACATTTCTATTAATTCATCAACATTAGTCCAATCAGATGATGGAATATCTAATGAAGATAATCCAGAATTACTATATATATACCCATCTGTTCCTAATAATTGTAAATCTTGATAAGTTCCTGTTGGATCATTAAAATCAATATATCTTGTATTACCTGAATATGTTCTAACAATTGATTTTAATAATTTAATTCTTTGTGTATATGATTTTGGAAAATAATTATAATCAGAACCAGTAACCATTCTATTTTGTGTAGAATATAATTCTGGTGCTCTTTCTCTAATATATTCCATACTTTCTTGAGGTACACTTTGGGTTATATGATCGCTATTACTTACTGTGAATTCTAATGTTAAATAATATGTATTAACATCAGAAGAATTAGAAGATTTATAAGGTATTGTTATATTAATATTTGATATATCTCCTGGTTTTATATACATATCATCATTACCAGCAGATATACGATACCAAACCCTAAAATATCCAACTGGTATTGTACCAAATTTACCATCAGAAAATCTTAATGTTATTGTATCATTATCATTACTTTCAACTCTGTATATATTTCTAATGTCTGTATCTAAATTATTATAAACCAAATACTCATTAGCAGGTATTTTTTCCCAATTTTCTTTAACTAATCCTGTTTCTGAATTGATTGATTGAAACCATACATCATAATTGTTTATATTAGTTTCATTAATATTAAAATAATTATTTTCAATTTTTTCATCAAATTGAATATTTTGACTTTTTAAATTTCCTTGTTTCCAATATACAAAGAAACCAGTATTTGAAGAAGAATTTCCCGTTCCATCACTTCTATAAAGAATATTAAAACCTTGTTCTGGAATAGGAGTTTTTTCCTCTATTGTATATAATTCTGTATCCAAATCTGCATTGACAACTTCAAATTGTTTAACACTTCCATTAACAACTGATGTAAATGAATAAACACAAGAATTATTTTTTAAATTATTTAATTCATATGTTTGTGTGGAAATACCATTATAAGACATTTTCTTTAATGGTTTTCCAAAAGGATTTGTTGAAGATAAAGCTCTATTTAATATTGTTAAAAATTGTTCTTGCCAATTTGGATTCGCACTATCATTCCAATTAATTTTAATCTCTTGTAAAGAATTTCCTAAAGAATCATATATTCCTTCTGTTGTTCTTATTGATGTTATTTTAGCAATACCTAATGCAGCAATATTTCTTTTTGGAGAATATGAGAGCATTTTAACAAAATTTAATAATGATTGTCTTCTTTCTGTTGTAGATGGAAAAATATCATGAGCATTTAAATCAACTCTATAGTTAATAATTGAACCAAGATATGATAAACCATTAACAAAAATTCCACATTCAGACGAATTTGCCCAATCGTTATAATCTTCTGGGCATTGAAGTGTTACATACTGTCTAATACTTTCCTTTAATGAAGTATAATCACCGGCTACAAAATTTACTGTTGGTAATTGATTAGCATATTGATCTATCCAAGCTTCGGCATAATTTTTTATACTCATAATATACATTCCTTATATTCATATATTATTATTTATTCATATTAAATATATCTTTAATATCGTTAGTAAATATTTTTTAATAAATACTCATATAATATGTTTTATAGGGAAAAATTATGGCTGAATCATTTAAATCATTCAATGGTACAAAAGCAACAAATGAAACTACTGAATTTGTTATTATTCCTAGTGGTATTAACGGTTCCAATACAAGTTCTACTGGTTCAAGAGAAATAAGTTCATCAGCACAAGCTCATTCTATATATATTTCTCAAAGAACAACTGAAAAGTTAAAAGGAAAATATAGATACAACCCTAGATATTTTTCTGCTTTTAATCTTTACATAAAAAATGTTTCATCAAATACAAAAACATATATCGTTTTTGATGGTAGAGTTGTTGCTGGTGCTCCATTTTTTATTGAAAAAAATATTACATTAGAACCATCTCAAATGTTATGTTTAGAATGCCCTAATGATTCATTTGATTATGATATTGATGATCCTTCTTATAATGATGGTCAAGGATATCAATTAAATCAATCTTCAAATGTATTTTTGGATGTTTCCGCTTCTGTGGTTTTATTTCCAAGTGCTAATTAACAAAAAAGGTGGTTTAAACCACCTTTTTTAATTTTCTACATAAATTATCATAATATTTTTTATTATCTTTATATAAAGAATCATCTTTTAAAAAGAATCTTAAATCTGTATTTAAAATTTCTGTATTCATTGTTGTTGATATATATGTTATTAATTCAATACATGAACTAAATTCTTTTTTTATACCTTTATGATTCAAAACAATTTTTTCTATTACAGAATCTGGAGGAAGATATATACTGAAAACAGTATTGTAAATATTCTTCCACAAATCCTTAGAAATCATCATTCAATCCTTATTTC